AGATGCTTATGTGTATAACAGAAAGATCTTTACTTATTTAGATAAGCTACTCTTTTGTTTAGACTTAGTTGAAGAATATGATTGTAATGTATTACATTTAGATGCCGATAAGTATTACGACGGGCATAGAATAAAAAGCTTTATAGAGAAGTCGCAACACCATCAGATAACCTACCAAGGTAGCTGGCCAGGAGGTAACTTCGAAGCTTACAGAGATATTAATCCATGCTTGAAATACTTAAAAGAGTATTGCGAGTACCAAGGTATAGAATATAAGAACTGGAAGACAATATGGGAGTATGTGATGTTCTTTAGAAAGGATATAGACTATCAAGGAATAAGATTTGAACTAGAAACAATAGCTCCTGTCTTTACTTATATGTCTCTAATGAATAACGATACTTACATTAAGACTCCATTTGCATTAGGAGGTGCAGAAGGATTAGCACTGAGTATAGTATTAGATAAATTAGGAATTGAATCACACGAAATTTTAATATAATGGCAAGTCTTAAACTACAGATACGATTGAAGAAGGCAGAAGAAGCCTTAAAGGAATGGGAAGACCGAGTACCTGTAAACAATATGGGTAAATGGGCTAAGTCTGTTGCTATAAGAAGTAGACAGAAGACTGTAGATAAGTTAAAACGAGATATAGAGAAGGCTAAAAGAGAAAGACCGTAATATGATTATAGATAAAGAAGAACTTCATAGGCTATATATGGAGTGGGTTAACCAAGTAGCAGATGACTGCGATTGGAAGACTCATTTCGGCACCGAAGAGATAGTTCATGCAATAGCACATATACTTGAGACTAACCCTCAACTAAGAAAGACTGGAAGAATGCCTGAGAATGAAGCAGTATATCAAGAAGCATGGATGGATGGTTATGATGAAGGACTTTATGACGGACTATATAAGTAAGAATATATGGATAATACAATCAAATGCGAATGCTGTCAGAGTGTAATAGACTTGGACGATACAGATTGGTGCGATAAATGTGATAGAAGTATCTTTGATGATAGTCCTTGTAAGGTATCAGAGAAGACAAGCGACTATATGTACAATTGGATTAGAGAGAAGTCCGGAAAGTAGGCGAAGTGGGGGCGCTTTATCCTCTCCGACGAAGTCGACCCGCGCAAATTTAACAAGTGTTATGGTAGACAAATATAAGATAGATCCAAAGGTATATGAAGTAAAGACGTTCTATGGTAATGAATCGGCCTACTTTAAAACTTATGAAGATTGCTTTGTAGGTAATGAAGTAAAGAAGGGTATGATATGGGAGCAGAATATACAAAATGTATTTGAAGAGTGTATTACAAAGGATATGGTAGTAATAGATGGAGGAGCTCATATAGGCATCCATACTATAAAGCTATCAAGACTAGCCGATAAGGTATATGCCTTTGAACCATTAAGACCATCTTATGAGCTATTGAGAGAGAATGTAAAGCTAAATGGATGTACAAACGTAAGGCTTGACCATAGAGGCTTATCCAGTAATAGAGGTACAACGACATGGGATTGGATATCAGAAGGCAATATAGGATCATCAGGATTAAAAGATAATAGTATAGGACATCATTTCGATATAGAAAGGTATCCGACTATAGAAGAACAATATGAGGTAGAACTTATCTCTATAGATGAATTAAATCTTACAAAGGTAGACTTTATAAAGCTAGATATAGAAGGATATGAAAGAAAGGCCATAGATGGATGTAAAGAGACTATAAAGAGATGTAGACCAATGCTATTAATAGAATCTTGGAAAGACCATAAAGGAACAATTGATTGGCAATATACAATGGACTTGTATAGAGACTTATTAGAAGAGCATAGATACAATATGAAACAGGTAGGTATAGCCGATTATCTGTTCTATTAAGCCGGAGGGGAGGGGGCCTTTATCCCTCTCACCGAAGGTGTCACGCGCGAATTGTCCGACCTTTCCTACCATAAGGAATATAGGACGGCCTTGTAAGAGTTCTTTGACATATTGGAGAATATAATACGCAATCTAAGGGATATCTGGATATAGATATAAACGGGTTCTGAGAGTGTATGACTTGGGTGGCTACTTGGTATAAGGTTACAAGAGATAATCGGAGATAACCAATCTATCTACGTAAGAACCATAAGCAATCCACCTTCATTACCATAACGTCTATTAAGAAAGATATATGTATATACCTATAGGTTTATATGATTATATGTTTATATGGATATATACGAGGTTGTGTAGAATAAACAGAGTATAGCGTATGAAAGGAAGAGAAGGAAGTAAATGCCCCTTTTTGCCCAGGGGACCAACTTTTCCTATAGAAATCTTTCCAGAGTACGGGCAACTATTTCCCCGACTTTATTTCCGGATATAGTGAAATAAATACCCCAAAAGGGTGGCTTTTCTGCCTAAAAGTCCGTATCTTAAGGTATAAATTAAAAGAAACGGTTATGACAAAGCAAGAGATTAGAAAAGCAATCAAGAGAGAGTTCTTCACTAAGGTGTGTGAGATGTATCCAGGTACGGTAGTAGATCATTCAGAAGGTGGCCGCTATTGTATAGATATTCCTTCTTATGGTCAATATGAGATGTCAGGAGGTTCTTACTGGGATATATGTACTTATGATATTCCTTGGGTTACTCCTTCTTTGGCTCAGGATGCTTACCATAAGAAATGTAAGGATATGGAGGCTAACCTTCAGAAAATACTTGATAATATTGTGGAAGTATTAGGGTAATTAGTTGGTAGTCTGCGTTAAAGTTCGTACATTAAGGTATATTAAAACAACAAGGGTTATGCTAGAAACATTAGTTAGAATCGAGAGCCAGTATTATGAGAATTACGGCTCAGCCGAGGCACCACATTGGAAGCCTAAAGGTGGCCAGGAGTTCACCGTCCGTATTGATTCGGATATCATCTTCTATAACAAGGAAGGTGCCGAGTCAGTTATCGCCCATATGTTGGACGATCGTTCTAACGAGTATGTTCGTTATGAACTAATCTCTATGGAGCCTGTCTTCTGTGAGCCTATAGCATTGGATGTAGATATCTTCAATGCCCTATATGATGCTCAGGTAGAGATGGCTAGCCAGGATGAGATGTATGTGGAGGGTATTCACTATAACCGTCCGGAATAAAATAGTTGCTAGTATGCGATTAAGTTCGTATCTTTAGTTATATTCAATCATTAAAAAAAAATAAAGGTTATGAAATTCAATTATTCAAAAGACGTTATCGCTGGTATCAAGGCATCTAAAGTAGCTAACAAAGAAACTAATGACTGTGTAGTCAAAGCAGTAGCAGCCTCTATAGGTGTTACTTATGATACAGCTCATTCATTCGTTAAAGAGACCTTCAAGAGAGAAGATCGTAAAGGTGTCCTTAATAAAGACTTAGTAGAGAGTATGTCTAAGCTATCTGAGGTAGGTGTAACTAAGGTTGGTACTAAAGAGGTATCATTCGAGGTAATGCCTAAGCAAGCTATCACTAACATGTATAAGTTATATGGAGAGTTAATCTATAGACAGAAGACTGTTAAGAGCTTCTTACAAGACCATAAGGTAGGATCGTATATCGTTACAGTAGCTAAGCATGCCTTTGCTGTAGTAGATGGTGTACTAATAGACAATGAAGGTACTGAGTATAAGCCTACTCGTAAGGTAACATCAGCCTATAAGGTAGTAGATAAGACAGCCGATATACAATTAAGCCTAATATAGTATCTATAAGACCATAACCCGACCGAGCCTATTGTGATGAGTAGGCCGGTCACCCTTCGGGGTTGTCGAGGTCAAGAGACGGGCATGGGTAGGTCAAGGTTACGGCAAGGTGATATAACAGTGCCGGTATTGTTCCCTAAGACGGCGTGAGAGCCGCGGGGAGGGCCCTGCCTGCTAACATATTTCTGATAAATTTTGAGGTATAGTAATATATAAATATATAAATATATAAAGTATGTATCATTTACGAATTAACGACAGTAGTTTATTTTTCGAGTATTGGATGGATGTAGTAGACTTCTTTACTAATGCCGGACTTACTCCAGAGACCGAATACTTACATACAGAGGAAGGTCATGACTTTTACCTCTTTCAGATAGTGGGTATGGGTGAATTAAGATTAAAGAATGAATGCCTTATAGAGATGGGTGATGATTATGTCTCTATTGAATTAGAAAAGATTAAATTTTCTAATGGAATAAGAAGTAATGAAATAGTACACACTAACATATAAACAACATGTCAAAGAAACTAATTGCAGCCTTTTTAACAGCCTTTATCATTACAGTATTTATCCTTTCTTTTTATTTAGAACCACTACATGCTATTGTAGAAGCTGTTCTTATTGTCTCACTCCTATCTATGGTCTCTTATATGCTATATAGTCTTATATTAGGCATATTAACCGTAGGAGACCCCAAGGACAAGAAAGACTATTACCTATAGTCGGTTTTCAAAATAACCTTTTTGGTATATTTTCAGAAAGTCTCCGGAATTTTTTTCGGAGAATTTTTTGTGTATAGGTAAGTAGTCTATTCTTTTAGTATGTCCCAGGAACATTGATAGCAGAAGTTATCCTCTTTTATTGGTCTTAGACACATTTGACATAGCATCGGCTCTTTCAAGGGTCTTATCGATGTCTGTTCTATTGGTTCTAAATTCTTTTCGTTTTTCGTTTCTTTGCTTATTGAATTCAATTCGTCTTTCATTGTCTTTCTTTATCGCTGATATATCTATCTGGATATTCTTTATTTGGTTATACATCTTTATACTGCCTATGATAGCGACAATGGCTACGACAGTTAATAATACTAGTGTGAACATTTGATTTTGTTTTTTATTTAATTTAATCAGTGGCCTTAATCTTGACTACCACTTTCTTCACTAATGAAGGGCCTTTTCTATGTGGTAGACCAGGTGAATGTACTTCTCCTGCCGGAAGATAACAGAATTTTCGATTATAAAGAGGAAGAATAACAGTAGGCATTGCTTCTTTGTAGTAGAGAGTAACGTCTTTTTCTTCATCATAGTTAAACTTTACCTTATTTAACTTGGGGTTGTAGTACTCTACCGCTTCTTGACCTTCTAAGATCATGTGTAGATCGTCGTAGATTTCGTGAGACTCACACAGAGAGGAGTGACCCGTCACATAAGAAGAGATAATAACCGTACAATAGCCGAGGTCCCGAGTACCGTCTTCAGAATCGCTTGATAGACTAGAGAGATAGTCTTGTATCGAAGAGAAATTAGGCCTTCCTTTAAAGTAGTAATGAAGGTTAGAGAGATCATCGTAGATCATATAACATGGATTTGAAGAGCGGTGACCCGGGAGGTATCGACTAATCTTTTAATATATCTTTAATTTTCTTATCACGTACCTCACAATCATGAGCATGTAAGTGTTGCCACATATCTGCTTTTAGAGTATGAACCTGAGAGGTTAGAGAATCGAATACACTTCTTTCTACCTCTCTTAGACTATCACATAGACTTAAATAATCTGACTCTAAAGTCTTAACCCTCTTTTCCAGGTCCTTCTTCTGCTCATGTTGTAGATAAACAAAAGCTAAAGTAGCTCCTAGTAATAAAAACAATACTTCTACCATAATACTTTAATTTAGTTGCCTTTCAGCATATTAATACTTATACTTCTATATAATATACGATATATTTATCAAAGAAGCAACTATTATATGCGAGTAAATGAACAAATTAGACCCGAATAAACTTTTTAATATCTTCAATGCCTCTGATGAGACTATATATGAAGAGCATAACATACAACATTTGTTCGAAAACCCGTATGTATTAATGGGTATGGTGGTGAGAGGGTTAGAGAATTACTCTATCATCGATGGAATGTACATGATGAGATATAAGGAGCAGTATGAATCTGTAAGAGAGACTGTTAAGGAACAATTTTATAACCGCCTCTACGCCTATCTCCTTAGGATCAACCTTAAAAAGTTTGAAAACATCTATGTCATTACCGAAGAATATGATAAGATGGGAGTATTCCACGCCCTCGATCACCTACTCTACTATTATCAAGAGAAAGAATACTATGAAAGGTGTGCTGTCATAAAATCCTTTGATGATTTATTGAGGAATACAATGACTCCTCCTATCTACGACTACAATGTTGATAGTTTATTGCAAGAATTAAAACTAAGAGTTGATTAAAATATAAAATTTTCGAGTCAAAATGCGCGCGATGCGCGTGGGGCCTTCGGCCTTCTTAGGGTATTTCGCAAGCACTCTCCCTAACTCCTTCATTCTCAATAAAAATCTTTGTTATTCACTGACTTAAAGTTGTTTTTCTGCGGAATAGTCCGTATCTTAAGGTATAAACTAATTTAAAAACATGTATATGAATTTAACTATTCGAGAATTAAATGAAATCATCTATGCTTTAGGTGTAGCTGAGTACAAAGGAATGTTTGTAGATAAAGAAACAAACTTTTCTGCTGGAGATAAGGTTAGAAATGAGCTTGAAAGGTTAATTACCGAAGGTGAAAATCTTAGAAAGGTTACTCAAGTCACTCCTACCGAAAAACCTAAAGTGATTACCCCTATTACAGACACAGGTTCGGAGGTTGCCGACTTTCTTATTGCAGTAACTGCTCATCTTCCGGAGACATCAGAAGAAAAACCAGTAAAAAAAGCTAGTTTTCCAGGTGCAAAGAAAAGTAATTTAATGAATCCGGAAAAATAATTTACAAAAGAGTGGCTATTCTGCGTTTTTTTATATATCTTCAATAATATATAATATATAAGATATTAGATATAATATAAAAATATTAAATAAATATATAAGATATTAAGTATATAGATATATAAAGATATAGATATAAAACAGGGGAATCCTATAAAAAAAATCAAGTTATGTTAAGTGCCGAACAAATCCAATCAAATTGGGATAAACATATTAAGATTATTAACCATTACATTGGTGATGATCGTAAAAATAGCGTATTAGCTCTAGTAGAAACGTTAGCCGAACATATGGTAATGGCGCCTGCTAGTAGTAAGTCGTGGTATCATAATGCTTTTCCGGGTGGTTATATTGATCACGTTAATAGGGTTGTACAATGTGCCGTAAAACAAAAAGAATTATGGCAGTCTATGGGAGCTTCTATTGACTTTACCGATGAGGAGTTGGTAATGGCAGCTATCTTCCATGATCTAGGTAAAATTGGTGATGGTGATAAAGATTGTTATATTCCTCAAACAGATAAATGGAGACAAGATAAGCTACATGAAATGTATACTCCTAATCCTGAAATCCCGTTTATGTTAATTCCGGACCGTTCTCTTTATATCTTACAGAGATTTGGTATTAAATTATCTCATAATGAGTATTTAGGGATTAGATTACATGATGGTGTGTTTGATAAAGCAAACGAAGCTTATTTCTTTAGTCATAATCCAGACTCTCGTATGAGAACTAACATTGTAAATATTTTACATTCAGCAGACTTTATGGCTTCTAAGGTAGAATATGATTTATGGAAGAATAAAGGAGGAGTTACAGAGCCTAAAGTACAAAAAGCTAAAGCCTCTACAGGTCGCCCTGTTAATTCATCAGAAGGTTTATCAAACTTAATTAAAAATTTATAATATGATTTGGATTATAGGATTATTAGGATTACTTTTAATTGTATCGATGTTCGCAATATATAACTTACTAGTTAAAGTAGAGAAGTATGAAGATGTCGTACAGGATCAAGTTAAATATCTTAATAATATTTCAGCATCTATTGCTGAAGCAAAAATGCACCTGCAGAAGTTAGATGAAAGTGGAACATTTCAGTCAGACGACGAGGTCGGTTATTTCTTTAAACAACTACAAAACGTACAAGAAGAGCTAAACCGATACATGCTCCCAACTAATTATGGCCAGAACCAAAGCGAAAAGTAACTACTTTACAAAAGAAACAGAAGACTACATAGTCCTCTACAATACTTCCTCAGATCACGTTTATAGAGCTAAAATATTCACAGATCATATCTATATGCCGTTTTATAAACTGGCAGAGAATATAATACATACCTTTAAATTTTACTATACCGACGTAGAACATATTGAAGATCTCAAACATGAGATCGTTTCTGTTTTATTAGAAGAGAAGATTATGAAGTTTGATGCTACTAATGGAGCAAAAGCTTACTCATACTTCGGTACAATTGTAAAGAGGTGGTTAATAAACTACAACAATAAGAACTATAAAAAATTAAAGCAGATAGGATCCTTCTCAGATGTAGAAGAGTGTTATGAACCAGATTTAGAAGTTGATGGACAATTTAAAATGTCTTTATCAGCATTTCTAGATATGTGGATAACAGAAATGTATGAAAGGGTGGATGAATTCTTTCCAAAAGAACAAGAAGCTAAGATAGCAGATGCAGTATTAACTATCTTTAAGACTAGACATGATTTAGAGATCTTTAAGAAAAAAGCGCTCTATATTTATATTAGAGAGATGACTGACTGCGAAACACCTCACCTAACTAGAGTAATATCCAAACTAAAATCAGAATTCTATAATAAGTATTTCGAGTATAGTGAAAACGGGTTAGTAGTCAATATTCTCGACTAACCTATTTATTATTAAAAAAGTATGAGTTTAGATAAGAAAATTTTTGGAGAAACCTCTCTTGCTGATTTATTTCAAGAGATACATACTAATTCTAAATCTACCCGTTCGCAAGTTACTGCTTTGATTGCAGAATTAAAACCCTTGATTGAAAGCATAGGAGATGCTACATTAGTAGTACCTATGATAAAAGAATATATGGAGATTGGTGTTAAGAATGATGAAGCTTTAATTAAGCTAGCTACTATCATTCAACGAATCGAAACAGGGCAATCAAAAGGAGAAGAATTCGACTTATCAGAATTAGCTGAATTATTACAAGAGGCTGAAACGATTAACAAAGAAGTAAAAGAAACGGATAATGGCGACGAGTAGAGCAGGAACAGGGGCAGGAGCCGGTAGTGGTGGAAAAGGATCTGGAAGTAATTCAGGTACTTTTTACGGCCGTGTAGTAGATATTATCCTAGATAATAAACATCCAAAATATAAAGAAATGGGTGGTGCTCTTGCTATTAACGGATGCTTTTATGTAACAGTGAGTAGTGCCGGTGATATAGACCCAGATGAATCTACTAACCCTCCTTTTGCTTTTCAAGGAAATGCTAGGTATAAAGATATGCCTATATTAGGAGAAGTTATAGCTATAGAATCTAACCCAGCAGCTACAAGTGAATCAGGAAAAGGTAATAGAAAAGCCTGGACTCGTATTATTAATATATGGAATGCTCCTGAACATAACGCTTCTCCTAATACATTAAATCCTAATTTTCAAAAAATTCTCTTCGGTAAAGGCTTTAAAGAGAGTGGTAGAATTAATCCTTTAATAACATACCCAGGAGATACTATTTTACAAGGACGTCAAGGACAATCTATAAGATTTACAGGTTCACAACATGTGAATAACCCGCTAGTTACAGCAAAGAATAATGGGCAACCTTTAATCTTAATTGCTAACGGACAAATTACTGCAGCTAATGGATTTGATGGAGTAATAGAAGATGTTAATAAGAATTTCGGTTCTTTATATTTTTCTGCTTTCCATCAGATTCCTTTGAAGCAAGCTAATACTAGAAGACTTTCCTACAATAAAATACCAGATACTTCTAATGCTTATAACAAACCACAGGTAATACTAAACAGTGGGCGTATATTTTTAAATGCAAAAGAAGAGTCTATATTACTTTCAGCAGCTGTATCGGTAGGTTTAAATGGGAAATCTGTTAATATAGATGCAGATGATTACGTCTGTCTAGATTCTAAAAAGATATATCTAGGAGAGAAAGCAAGAACAGCAGTAGAGTATAGTGCACAACCGGTGTTATTAGGAAAAAATACTGTAGATCTCCTAGAAGATTTTATAAAAGCAGTAGAAAACTTTGCTAACTTTTTAGTAACACCTTCCGGACTTCAAGCAGCACCTGCAATTGCAGTCGCACAATTAAAAAAAGAAGGCGGTATTCTATTTGCTAGAATAAAACCATTAAGAGCTCGACTAAGCGAATTAAAATCTAAAAAAGTATTTACAGAATAGTATGTCATTTATAACTATACCAGAATCTAAAGTAACTGCTTTTATAGGAAGTAAGATTGGAGGCTTGCAAGCACAACTACAAGATAAAGTGCAGCAAAAAATTCAATCTACAATAACTACATTTGTACAAGCTAATGCATGTCCAAGACAGCAGACCTTAGATAAGTTAGTTAAATCAAAACAAACACTATCAGATCTTACAGAACGTTCTAGAAAGATAATAGATACATATAAAGCTTTACCTAATAAGCTAAAACCGCCGATAGATACTTTAGATAAGATAATAAAAGTTCTATTAGTACTACCTATCCCTCAAGCTGTACCACCGGGTATTGGTCTACCTATCTCTATATCAAACAAATACTCAGATTTAATTAATAAATTGAGAGAGTTAGTTAAACAGACAAAAGAAACTATAGACGGAATCGAAGCTCTTGTAGATACTGCTTTCTTTGATAATCTACTAAATGATATCAACTCTAAATTATCTCTATTAGATGGTCCCATTTCATTTTGTAGTATAGAAAATGAACTTAAAGACAGCTTAACACCAGAGGAATTAGAAAAGCTTGGATTAGTTGACGCAGATGGTAATTATATTATTTCTAGACTAGTTCCAAGACTAGTGCAAGAAACTTTAGTAGACCCGGTTAAATATGCTGACGGTGTGGATAATGGAAGTAACTATGGAAAAAATTGCTTTAGAGGTCCCTATAAGGTCGGAACAATCTATATACATACAGATGAGAGAAGAGATATAGTAGAAGGATCAGATGGTAATAAGTATATTGTTAATAATAGAGCAAAAAACGGATTAGACACTTGGTTAGATCCTTTATCTGGATTTGATTGGGAGTTATATGAATTAAATACACAGAAATTATTAGAAGATCTATTAAACAGACTTTCAAATACAAGTTTAGTAAATAGAAACTTATTAGATAATATAAAAACTAACTTAAATAATTATAAAATACAGATACAACCAGCACAAACTGGTTTATATAAAGCTAGAAATGGAATGGAATTTCTAATTGAAATTATAGATGATACAACTTCTCCTTCTATAGCTAAAAGACGT